TTGCATCAATTTGACGGTATCCGTCGAGGTTACGGTAATGCTGACTACGCATCTGACCTAAGCCAAAGTGACTGCCATTCTTTGCTTTTACATTCCATCGTGATTCTTTATAGATGATTTTAGAAAGGCAAATGTATTGCTGATAGTTCACGATCCTTGAATGTGCATAGAGTCTTAACATATCTGCATCACTAGCTTGTGCGGTTTGCATCTGTAATGAAAGCGAGGCTATGAAAGAGCATAGAATCCCCACAACCGCCAGTCTCCTTAGCGAGCTACACGGCTTCAGCCGCTCGCTTGCAGAGCTGGACGGTAGCAGACGTGTCAATCTCTGTGAGTTATCCACAGGTTTCTGAACGGCCTTCCGGCGTGTTATCCACAGGTTATCCACAACACTCAAACCTCACTATCATCGATGGGAAAGGCGCAGGCGATTGCCCCCTCCCATACTTCAAACGTCCTTTGATGAATTGCACATCTGCATTTGGCAGTACCAATTCATGAAACCATTTGGTATCAGTACGTGCTGGCAATAGCATAACAACTGCATCATGATGCTGAGAAGCTTTGAGCACCCAATCTTTGATCCCTCTGCCGTACGGTGGGTTACACCACACGTGACCCCACCAATTAGCTTCAAGGCCATTTCGCTTTGATTCATCGGGGTGATCTAGTCCGTACCAGTCATCACATAGGCGATTTGATTGACTAGCCGCCACATCCAAATCAAATTTATGAATCCTGTGAAGCTCATCAAATAGTTCACGAGGCGTTGCCCAGTCATCGGTCACACTGGGTGGCATATATGCCCGATTCAAGCCTTGACCTCGAATAGTGAGATACCTAAGACTCCGCAGCTCATGCACTCGACGCAATGGACGTTGGGTGGCAGATTGTCGGTGACGGTGACTATCTTGTGCTCAGTCGATTTATTTTCAACCCTGCAATCAAGCTTGATAGTTGCGAGCATAAATACTCCGATTCAGATTCTCGATGGGATTCAGGTCGCTGGGGTTGATCCAATACGAGCCATCAGATCGTTGCCTCGATGGTCTGCGTGCCATGCCAATGGGAATCCAGCCGATGATGTAGTAACTCGGTGAATTGCCAGTGACCAGCACTGCCACGTCATCGCCGCGGTCTCGATCACGTAGTATCAGACATCCATTTTTCCACGGTGTGTGCTTGACTTCAAGATTCCATGACACATCAGCTTGATTCTTGAATGTATTGACCGTTCCCTCGAAAGGTAAATCGAAGTATTTGGCCACTGCATTTTCAGCACCTAAAGCCTCTGAGTTGCGTGCAATATCCTGAAATAGATTGAGTTTCTGCACGCTGTAATCGTTCATGCCTTCCGAGCCAACTGCACGTTCAAGTGCCTTGACTGCGCAATTCATTTCCTCATCATGATTGAGTTTGACCAGGATCATTTACACTCACCGCATATCCAAATCATCGTCAGACCCTGTGCACCTATCATGTGGCCGCCTACCAATGGCTTCCACATCTCGCATTTATCGCACCAATCAATTTGGATGGGCAGATTTTCCCGAATCTCTGTGCCATCCTGTTGGATCGTAATTGCATCCCCATTTGGATGCTGGATAAATAGTTCTCCCATCAGATTTGAGGCTTCCACTTGCCGTCACTGCCTAGCACCATCCATACGGGTGGGCACTGATTAGCTTTAACCTTCTCAGGGCATACATAGCCGTGATATGGCTTGCCTGTCTTTGGCGATGTGCCTTCCTTTAGAATCATGTGACCGTGCTTGCAAATAGGTGACTCTGATTCCATCTGTCCACCCAGTTGATCCTTGATTTGTTCTACGGCTGATTTGGCTGTTGTGAACCCATCTTCCCAAATTGGTTTAGCCCAGGGATCATCCTCGACGAAAGCCTTTGGCATCGTTTCGACTTGCTGCATTGATTCCAGGCTCGGCTTTGTCTCTGCGCCTAATACCACTGATGCGCACCTGCCAATCGCAGAGCTGACTGTGTCCTCGATATACCAGCGTTTCATTTGGACGTTATATGCCCCAACCATGCCGTGTGCGTAGTCAATAGCGGCTGGCTTCTCATCCTCATAATGACGATAAATCCGGCACTCGATGAGGATGTATCCCTTTTCGGAATTCCAGTCGATGATCGATGTCTCGATGCGGTTTGTCGGATAAGTGGCGTGCAGTCTGATGACTTTCTGATTGACGGTTTCATACCCGTCCAAGAAGCCGGCCATTATTTCAACGCCTTGCGTGCCATGATTTTGCCCCGGACTATGCCGACGGCTTTGCCTTCACGAAAGCCGACTGTGTAGCCGACCATGAATCCCCCGGATACTCCGATGAGTAGCCAGGCTGCTGTTTCCTGAATTGAATACATTTTGTTCTCCCGATGGGAGCTTGTTTGTTCTCCCAGGAAGAACGGTGACGCATCGGGCTGACATTTGCAAGAATGACGCTTGATTCTCGGCGTGTCTAACGCTTCCCGTGGTCGTTCAGGTGCTGGATAAGTAAAGCCCGGATTTCGCGGACGTCGCGGCGTAAGCCTTCGGCAAAGCCGTTTGAGACTGGCCTTGAGTTGCGTTCAGACTTAGCTGCGAAAATGGCAGCAATAGCCGAAATAGTGGCCGCGGCAATTACGCCAACGGCCTGAATCGTTTCGGTCATTTGGCATTGATACCGAACTGCTTATCATTTGGATTCAGAAATCTAATGATGACGGGCACGACGGCAGCTGCGCCGGCTGCAAAAATAGCCTTTGGATCGGTTACTCCTGCCATCCATACTGCCAAAGCTGAGGCCAAAAATGAACGTAGCCATGAAGCTGCAACTGCCTTAAATTCATCCATTATCCTTCTCCAATTTTGCTATCAACGCAGCAACCTTTGCCGGTGGTAGAGCAATTTCAAAGTGCATTTCATCCTTGCGGTTTCGATAATCTCCACCCCAAATCAAACCGTATTTCTTAGCCAATGCACGAATCATCGGCACTTTCTCATTTGGGAATGTCCCGACCTTTCCCAGTGGATGCTTTGTGGCATTGAGATCGATGGCTGTGCCCGATGAGTGGTTGGAAAGCTTCCCCACATTTCCCCGGACATCGCGATAGCAATATCCCCAATCATCGAGACCGCCCCCATCGATTGACTCGATAAGACTGTGAAACTCAGCTGTAAATCCAATAAGCAATGGTGCAACGGCTTCGGCGCATTGAAGCTTCAAAGTAGTGCCAGGTATGGCAAATGACTGGATACCAATTTCGGCCTTGTCCTTAGACGCTGGCCAGCCGTTCGACGAAATCATTTGAGCAGTAATGCCGCTTCTTCAGCTGTGATTCCAAGCTTTTCCAATAGGGCTGCCTTAGCCGTTGCATCGGCTTTGGCCTGTGCTTCCTCAGCTTTGCGATCCTTTTCAGCTTGCTTGGCAGCAGCTTCCATTTCTGCAACCTCTGCATCGGTGAGTTCAATAATTGACTCCACGCCTGTTTCGCAGTTGATTTCGATTCGTGTTGGATTAGGCATTTTTTACTCCATATAGATAGACGGTGGAATTGGCAACGAAATTTCCTGCACTTGAATAGATGCCGATTTGTGTTATTGCTGAGGTGCTTGCGTATTGGCCAGCAATGAAACCAAGATAAGCCGCACTCGTATTATTTTCCTGGGCTTGATCTAATGACAATGATTTATTATAAGTAGTTCCGGAATAATTTGGAATATAAATTTCTGCATTTCCAAAAGTGTTAGCAGTTGCGCCTGCACCGTCTTGGAAACCATAATCAATTTGCGCAGCGTTTAGATTTTGTGCGGTTGTTGTTGATGAACCTGACCCATAAAGTAAAGTTGTTCCGTATGCAGTTCCACCTGTAGTTCCATTGAACCTCAATGTGAAGTTCACGAAAGCTGAAGCATCGCTTGAACGTAAAGACATTTTGATGCATAGGTCTGTGTACGTGCTAGAAAATGAAGAAAGCACAATTGATGATTGTGCAGAGGTTAGGGTCGTTGCTGATATTAATTCAAAAGTATTGGCCATTATGCCGCCGCGATTCCGTAGAGGGTGAAGGTTGATCCTGTTGAAATTGTGCCTGAACCCGTAAATAATTTGATGGATGAAATCGCTGCAGTTGATGCCCATTCGCCTGAATAAAATCCAGTAAATTGTGTGGTTGGGTTAAAACGTGAAACGTAAGTTTTTCTCACTGATGTGTTTGAGTAGCTCATAAAGTTTGTGATTTGAGTTGAAATCGTCGTGTTTGAGTAAATCACATCGGCCTGACTTGTTGAGGTTACGTTGCCAAATTGAGGCGTCGTACCATCGCCAAATGTGTACATGAACTGGTAATTAGATGCTGTGTCACCGTTGAATTGAACGCTGACTCCGGTCGATGCGGAAGTTGCAATGTTGGAAATCAAAACCAAATCTGTATAAGTCGCTGGGATTGAAGTAAAAGTATAATTCGCCTGAGCACTCGGCACTGTATAAGTGGCAATTGGTGTGTATGTTGATCCGGCCATGATTTATCCCTTAATCCCATACAGGGCAAAAGTTGTGTATGTATAAAAATTTCCAGTGAACGGGTATATGGTGATGCTAGTGACTGCCTCAGGCGTCTTGAACCAAAGTCCTGACTGGAAATACATAAAGCCACCAGTGCCGCCTTTGACACCATTAAGTGTTCGAATAGTCTTGTTTTTTGATGTGCTGGTGTAATCGAGGACATCAGTAACCGTTGCATTAAAGTTTGTTGAATTTCCTAGTTGCTGGTCAAATAGCATGATTGATGAGGCTGAAGTGGAAGAGTTGGTATATACGCTAGTGCCATAACCTGCACCGGCTTGAATTCCATGAGTTGCATAATTCGATGCTGTATCACCATTGAAACGAAGCCTCACGTTTGTATTCGTATCTCCTGCACTGACGGCACGAATTTGTAAATGCTTGAAAGTACTAGGAATTGAACTGAAAGTGATTGAAGGTTGATTTGAGGATAAAGTCACAGTTTGAATTGACTCATAACTATTCGTCACCCGTGGGTAATTTTGCGAAGCATAAATCCCTAGACGGCTCATTTAGGATAGATCGCCAATCACGGTGAACACGTTTGAAGCTGTGCAAATGACTGTGCAGGCTGAATAACGTGCACGAAGTTTTGGTGCTGCCGCTGTTGCTCCTGTCGAAGTAATGGTGACGCCTGCACCGGCTGCGAAAGTAGTTAAGCCAACGCCAATTGATTGCACATCGAATTGCTGGCCAGCTGAAAATACTGACGGTGGAATCGTCACCGTGACCGCACTTGCATTTGAAGTGGTCACTAGCTTGTCGGCATCGCTTAAAACGAATGTGTAAGTTGTGCCAGTCTGTGCATTGAATGATAGAAGTTTTGGTGTTGCGGCAGCTGCTAAATCGTAGGCCGATTTAACGGCTGTTGGTGTTGCCGCCAACACTGATGATGTAGTTGAGGTTGAATCTGAAAGCTGAACCGCACCTGCCTGGGACGTTGATGCAGATTGAATTCCGACTGTGATTGCCCCGGATGTGCCGCCGCCTGTAAGTGGTGAAGTCGCTGTGATTCCAGTGATGTCACCCTGGTCATTTGCGATCCATACGAAATCCATATCCGTATTGGAATTTTTGGCAAGGATTTGACCGGATGTGCCACCTAATAGGTCTGCCATCGATGTTGCAACGGCTTGCCCAAAGACTTCAAAGTCTGCTGGTAAGTCCGTTACCAAATCTGTATTGGTCGGCATCTGCCAGCTGAACGGCGTGGTGGGATTACTCATATTTTCTCCTTATGCGACAACTAGGGCATTTTCCCACGTGAGAGTTCCCACGATGGTATTCCAGCGTTCCGACACGCTGACATCTTCCCACTTCATAGCCTGTAGTGAATAGGCCAAAGGTGATAGAAGTGCCGTGACGGAAATTGTGTTGTATCCGGCCGACCACTGCCAGCCCTCGACGAATCCGGCATATTGACCGGCTGACATATTTTGTGGAAGATCAGAGATTCGAAGTGGAAGCCCCATGAATACGTTGATGAGGGCATCACGATCAGCATCATCAATTTCAGGGTTTGTAAGCTCAAATCTTATGGATTGCATCATGTATTGAGGATAG